CGGGCGCGCAGTCCTTGTCGGTGACGGTCGTGAGATCGACGACGAGGACAAGATCGATGAGACCAAGATCCGTCCCATCGCGTTCGATGACCCGTTCTACACGGACGTTCTCACCGTTCCCGCCAACGTCGGTTCCAGCGCTCTCGTCGAAGCCGTGATCCGTGGTCGCGACAAGTACAAGGGCACCAACCCGACGGCCTTCATGACGAACGCTGTCTACACGGACATGCTCCTCTCCAAGGACAACCTGGGCCGGCGCTACTACGGCTCCCGGGCCGATCTGGCTTCGGATCTGGGCGTCAGCGAGATCATCGAAGTTCCGGTGATGGAAGGCGTCCAGCGTGACGGCGCCGAAGTCCTGATGATCATCGTCAACCTGGGCGATTACGCCATCGGTTCCACTCGCGGTGGTGAGATCACGAAGTTCGATGACTTCGACATCGACTTCAACCAGTGGAAGTACCTGATCGAAGGTCGGATGTCGGGTGCGCTGATGAACTACAAGCGCGCGCAGGTCGTGGTCCGTGGTGCGGGTACTTTGGCCACGCCGGCCGTCCCGACGTTCGTTCCGGCCACCGGTGTCGTCACGATCCCGACCGTCACCGGCGTCACCTACAAGGATCAGGAGACCGGCGCCACCCTCGCCGCGGGTCCGCAGACGGCACTCGACCCGGGTGAGTCGATCTCTGTGGTCGCGACCCCGAACACCGGCTACTACTTCCCGCACAACTTCGACGCGGACTGGACCTTCACCCGCACGCCGTAAGGAGTTCCGGAATGGCAAGGTTTTATGGGAAGGTCGGGTACGGTCAAGACGTCGAAAAGACCAAAGGTGTTTGGGTAACGGAAATCACTGAGCGAGTTTACTCGGGCGATGAAGTACGCAATTACCGTAGGTCTGAAGAAGGCGACAAGGTCAATAACAATCTGACCACGGCGACTTTTATTTCGATCGTTTCTGATTCGTATGCGAATGAACATTTCTTTGCCATTCGGTATGTGGAATGGGCGGGGACTCTGTGGGAAGTGCGAGTAGTCGAACGACAGAGTCCCCGTCTTATTCTGGGGTTGGGAGGAAAGTACAATGGCCCTACGCCAACGGACTGATCTTCAGGATATTCTCGAAGTAATCTGCCCGAACGTTTACGCTCAACCCCCCGCCAATGTGCAAATGCAGTATCCGGCTATCGTTTACCAACGAGATCGAGCCGATACACAATTCGCTGACAACGTACCGTATTCGGTAACTCGTCAGTATCAGCTGGAATTAATCAGCTCCAACATCGACGACAGCATATTCGAAGCGCTCGCCGCTCTTCCGATGTGCAAACATGAACGCAACTTCGTCGTGGACAATCTGCATCACGACGTGTTCACCATCTATTTCTGAAAGGAACACGCGCATGGCGAAGATCATGTGGGATCAGACGGGCGAGCGCACGTACGAAACCGGTGTCGATCACGGTGTGCTGTACGAGCGAGATGTCGCCGGCGAATATTCCACCGGTGTGGCCTGGAACGGTTTGACCACGGTCACCGAATCCCCCACGGGGGCCGAAGCCAGTCCGCAGTATGCGGACAACATCAAGTACCTGAACCTCGTTTCGGTCGAGCAGTTCGCGGCCACCATCGAAGCCTTCACCTTCCCGACGGAATTCGAGAAGTACGACGGTAGCGCATCGCCGGTTCCCGGTCTCGCGGTTGGTCAGCAACCGCGCAAGGAGTTCGGTTTCTCGTACCGCACCCGCAAGGGGAACGATGTCGACGGTACGGAATTCGGCTACAAGCTCCATCTGATCTACGGTGCTCTTGCGGCACCGTCCGAGAAGGCGTACGCGACGATCAACGATTCGCCCGAGGCGATCACGTTCTCGTACGAGATCAGCACGACTCCGGTCCCGATCGGTGTCGTTGGCGGTGTGGAGTACAAGCCGACCGCGAGCATCACCATCGACAGTACGAAGTTCACGCCGGAGAAGATGGCGGCTCTCGAGCTCATTCTCTACGGCGACGCTTCGAACGACCCGGCAATGCCGCTTCCGGCGGAAGTCATCGCACTGATGTCGGGCGTTGTCACCGAGGTGAACCCGACTCAGCCGAGTTTCAACGCGGCGACGGACACCATCACGATCCCGACCGTCACCGGCGTTCGCTACACCATCGAGGGCGAGACGGTTCCGGCCGGCGACGTCGTCATCACCGAAGACACGCTGGTGAAGGCGTACCCGAACGCGGGCTACAAGTTCCCGGCGGTTGTCGACGACGAGTGGGTGTACGACTACACGCCGTAACATCGAACGGAGACAGAGAATGCTCGAGATAGACGTTGCTTTGGGAGAGTCGTACGACGAAACGACTAGCGAATTCGTCAAGACGAACTCATTCAGGGTCCGGCTCGAGCATTCTCTGGTCTCCATGTCAAAATGGGAGTCTGTTTGGGAAAAACCCTTCCTCGGCAAAGAGGAGAAGACCCAAGAACAGACTCTTTCCTACATCCAATTCATGATTCTCAACGATGATCTTCCTCCGGGAGTTTTCCCGAAACTCATTGAGAATCATTCGAAAGAAATTCAGGAGTACATCTCTGCCGATCGCTCGGCTACGAAACTGCACTCCGATCCAAATACCAAACAATCTCGAGAAATCATCACTTCCGAGCTCGTTTACTACTGGATGATCTCTATGAACATACCAGTAGAGTTCGAGAACTGGCATTTGAATCGACTGATTACGCTAGTCAGAGTGATAACTTTGAAGAGTTCGCCGAAGAAACAAATGACGGCTGCTCAGAGAAGGCAGCTAAACCGACAGCGGTTGGCTAAGTACGGAACCAGAGGCTAGGGAGGTGTGATGGCAAGAATCAATTGGTCTAAACCTGGGGATCGAATCTTTGAGGCGGGAATCGACCGAGCAGTTCTCTTCGTGCAAGGGAATTCCGGCGTTCCTTGGACCGGTCTCATAAATGTCAACGATCAATCGTCGGGTGGGGAATCGAAACCTCGATACCGCGATGGGATCAAGCACAGCAACAGAACATCTCCCCAAGAATTCGAAGGAACCATCGAGGCCTTCACTTATCCTCTTGAGTTCGAGAAGTGCGAAGGCGTTTACAGTGGGGAAAGCGGTCTTCGAATCACACAACAGCGTCGCAAAGGTTTCGGTATGTCTTACCGATCCAAAGTCGGTAACGAAATTGATGGCCTCGACCTGGGGTATAAGATTCATCTTCTGTACAACCTCAAAGCGGAGCCTTCAAATCGCGGATATCAAACTCTGGGCGAACAAATCGATCCCGTGACTTTCAGTTGGAAGGTAACTTCCCGAGCCGCGATGATCTCCGGGTATCGACCCACTTCGCATTTCATTATTGATTCTCGAGATGTCCCTGCGTCTTTGCTTCAGACTATCGAGGATCTTTTGTACGGTACGGAAACCACCGAACCCACTCTTCCTACTCCGGGAGAGTTGATGTTCTTGTTCGATTCGTTCGAAGATATGGTTTACGACGCGGGAACTCCGTACACCAACGTGTTCGTTACGTATGATGCAGGAAACACCAGTACTCCGGTCCTGGAAACAATTGATGGAGGTGCGCTGTAATGGCAGTGGGCACACGTATGCAGCAGCGGCGCGGCCTCGAGTCTGAATGGGTGGCGTCAAACTATATTCTCGCCGCCGGTGAGATCGGCCTGACTCTCGACACAGGAATCGCGAAGTTTGGCGACGGAGTCAATGGGTGGAACAGTCTTCCGATCGCTTTCGAAAACTTATATTTGCCGATCCTGGGCAAAGCGTCGGATTCCGAATTGCTTGACGGCGTTGGAATCGAATCGTTGGTCAAGTTCGCAGACACCGACGTCAATCCGACAGCCGATTCCTTCGTTAAACGTACGGGAACCGGTCGGATCAAAGCTTCTGCAGGCGCAGCTTCTGACGACGTCGCAACTTTCGGTCAGTTGGATGTTTCTCGTTACATGCTCACCTCTCGGACGCTCACCGGAGCAGGTACACTGGCGCTGACTGACTCATTCAGCAGCGTCTACGTAAACAACGCATCGAACACGACACATATTCAAGTTACTATTCCGCCAAATGTGGATGTGGCTTTCCCCGTGGGGACTGTCATTCATATCGTGGCTTGGAATATCGGTGGAGCGAAGCTCATCGCCGGCGCTGGAGTAACTTTGAATGGCAGCCCGTACGTGATGCCGAAGTACGGTGCGGTTCGTCTTGTCAAAGTAGCTACAAACACCTGGGACTCTTTCTCTTTGAACACGGGGAAGATCCTCCCTAGTTTCAAGATTCGTCGTACCGTTGCGGGAGATAGCTATGCTTCGGCATATGCTTTCGTACCTTACGATACCGTGGATACGTCGGAAACCTACAATCCCGACAACGAATGGTTCAGTATTCCTGGTACAGGAATGGCGACGGCTCGCCGAATCATCATCAACAAAGATGGTTATTACGCCATCAACGTGAATTTCGCTACCAATGGGGCTGGCGGTGTTACGTTCTGCCAAGCCAGAACTCTGACTGCGGATAACAGTTTCACCGGATCGACAATCATGGGCGTTCAGCCCTGTACTGCTGTCTGCAGTTTCACAGTTGAGAAGCGACTCACTGCAGGGCAATCGGTAGGAGTGGCTAATGGCTTTGCTTCGGGAAACCAGGGCAAAGCCGATGGCGAAGCTTCCGGCGGAGACCCGCACAACCTGAAGATTGTGCGTCTGTCTGACTAAGGGGGTCTAATGGTCTCCTTCTCCACATCAGGATCCTTCGCGAATACCGAAAAGTTTCTTCAAGCAATGCAGAAGCTGGATATTTCGAAGATCCTCAAGTCGGCCGCTGATCGAGGCGTAAATGCTCTCGCCAAAGCGACTCCTAAAGACTCCGCTCTCGCATCCAGTTCTTGGGGATACGTAATTGAGCGAAAAGGAACGTCGGTGATGATCGGCTGGACAAACTCCGACGTAGAAAACGGTTTTCCCGTAGCCTTGATGATTCAATACGGTCACGGCACAGGTACCGGTGGATATATCGCTGGTATAGACTACATAAACCCCGCAATGCGACCTATATTCGATGAGATCGCACAGACCGTATGGAAGGCGGTGACCTCCGCATGAGTAGCATCGATGAACGCATTGTTCGTATGCGTTTCGACAACGCCCAGTTCGCACAGGGCGTTAGTTCTACGTTGAAGCAGCTGGAACAGCTCAAATCGGCGCTGAAACTCGAGGGAGCCTCCCAGGGTCTCAACGAAGTCAGTAATGCTGCCGGTAAATTCTCTACTGCCGGAGCTCAAGAGCAAGTTTCGGGTCTTGCCGCCCGATTCAGCGCTCTGCAGGTTGCAGCGATTACGGCGCTGTCGAACATCGTTAACAAAGCGGTAAACGCCGGCACTCAGCTGGCTAAATCGTTGACGATTGATCCGATTCTTGCGGGTTTTCGAGAATATGAAACCAACCTGAACTCAATTCAGACCATTCTAGCTAACACCGGTCTGAAAGGTGCAGAAGGTCTAGCGAAAGTAACGGCGAAGCTCGACGAGCTGAACCATTATGCAGACCAAACGATTTACAATTTCTCCGAGATGGCTCGGAATATCGGTACCTTTACCGCGGCTGGTGTGACGCTAGATGTCGCGACGAATGCCATCAAGGGTATCGCTAACCTTGCTGCAATTTCGGGTTCTAATGCCGAACAAGCCTCCGCGGCAATGTATCAGCTTTCGCAAGCCCTTGCCGCGGGCAAGGTAACGCTTGAAGACTGGAACTCGGTCGTTAACGCCGGTATGGGTGGTAAGGTTTTCCAGGATGCATTGCTGGAAACCGCTCGCGTACACGGCGTTGCCGTCGATGACATCATCAAGAAAGAAGGGTCGTTCCGACTCAGTCTGCAAAAGGGTTGGCTCACGAGCGAGATCCTCACCGAGACCCTCAGTAAATTCACCGGGGAACTGACTCGCGATCAGCTCAAATCCATGGGCTACAACGAGCAACAAATCGCCGGTATCTTGGAGATGGGCAAGACGGCCGTAGACGCGGCCACCAAGATCAAAACGTTTACCCAGCTGATCGACACACTTCGCGAAGGTGTGAGCTCCGGGTGGGCCAAAACGTGGCAGATTGTATTCGGCGACTTCGACGAAGCTAAGTCTTTGTTCACCGAAGTCGGCACCGCTCTCGGCGGGATGGTTCAGAAATCTGCCGATGCTCGAAATCAACTTCTCCAAGGCTGGAAGGAACTTGGGGGACGTCAGGCCCTTATCGATGGGCTATCTAACGCTTTCAAGGCGCTGATGTCCTTCCTCAAGCCGATCGGAGAAGCATTTCGGCAGATATTCCCGGCCACCACGGCTCAGCAATTGGCTAACATGTCCAAGGCTTTCCGTGACTTCATGTCCAAACTGATTCTAGGATCCGAAACCGCGAATAACCTGCGGAGGACTTTCGCGGGGTTCTTTGCGATCTTGGGAATTGGTTGGGAGCTCATTAAGGCCGGCGTCAAGTTTATATTTCAGCTTGTCGGTAGTCTGACCGGAGCATCTGGTGGATTCTTAAGCTTCACCGGAAGTATCGGTGATTTCTTGGTTGCGCTGCATAAAGCAATCAAGGAAGGTAACGCTTTCGGTAAGATTTTCGAAGTCCTCGGTAAGATCTTGCAAGTTCCGATCAATCTGATCAAAAAACTTGCCGGTTTCATCAAGGATCTGTTCTCGAGTGCGGACGATGGAAACCTTCTCGAATCCATTTCTGATTTCGGAGATTCTTTATCTCCCATGCAGAAACTGGCTCAGACAGTCAAGACTGCTTGGGAGAATGTACTCAAAGTATTCTCCAAGATTACTCAAAAGCTCAAAGAAGTCGGTCGAGACATTGCCGAATGGGCTCAGGGCGTAGGCGAGGCAATTTCCGGAGTATTCTCCGGCGGATTGAATTTCGATTCAATCCTAAAAGCTGTAAACACCGGTTTGCTCGCCGGTTTGTTCCTGATCTTGAAGAATTTGTTTGGTAAGATCGGCGATTTCTTCTCCGGAGATAGCGGTATATTCGAAGGGGTCATTAACGCCCTTGACGGGGTGACCGGCGCTCTCAAAGGTATGCAGAATGCTCTAAATGCTACGGCTCTCTTGGCCATTGCCGCAGCTGTTGGTATTCTTGCCTTGGCTCTGATCGGGCTTTCAAAAATCGATTCCGCGGGACTCACACGAGCTTCAATTGCTATCGCGGTTATGTTCACTCAGTTGAGCATCGCGTTCATGGCATTTAACAAGATAAGTACGGGTGGTTCCGCGATCAAGGTCGGCGTAATGGCTGCCGGTCTTATTCTTGTGGCTACTGCCGTTAATGTCTTGGCTAGTGCAGTCGCGAAGCTCGGAGCAGTACCGATTGGTGAGCTCGCTAAGGGCCTTGTTGGCGTTGCCGTACTTCTCGGTGCTCTTGCTGGGGCAACTCGTCTTATGGACACAGCAACCCCCGGCATGTTCCGAACAGCTGCCGGCTTGGTTGTTCTGGCAGTAGCGGTTCGGCTCTTGGTAAATTCTGTCCAACAATTGGGTGGGATGGACTGGGAAAGCTTGGCTAAAGGACTTGTTGGTGTAGGGACGCTTCTCGGAGCTCTTGCATTGTTCACCAAATTCGCAGCCGCGGATAAGGGTGGAGTAACTCAGGGACTTGGCATCATCTTACTGGCAGCCGGCCTCAAGGTTCTCGCCAGTGCTGTACAGGACTTCACGAAATTCAATTGGGAGCAGCTAGCTCGAGGCATGGCAGGGATTGCCGTCGGTCTTGGCTTGCTCACAGCGGCGTTGAATTTGATTCCTCCGGGATCGATCATCAAGGCAGCTGGCATCTTGGTTGTATCCGCGGCTCTTGGGATCATTGCGGATGCCGTTAAGAAAATGTCGGGAATGTCTTGGGGAGAGATCGCCAAGGGTCTTACCGTCATGGCAGCTTCGTTGATTGCTATTTCTCTCGCCATCGGTCTTCTTCCTCCTAGCTCTATCGTGAGCGCCGCCGGCATTCTGATTGTGGCTGCCGCATTGCAGATCCTTGCGAATGCGATGAAGAAGATGGGCGGCATGAGTTGGGAAGAGATCGCTAAGTCGCTTGTGGTCTTGGCTGGTTCTCTGATTATCATCTCCGCGGCTCTTGTCGTGGCTTCCGGAACCCTAGCCGGTTCCGCGGCGATCTTGGTCATGGCAGTTGCTCTAACGATGCTTGCTCCTGTTCTTGTACAACTCGGCGCTATGAGTTGGAGCGACATTGCTGCAGGATTGGCTGCACTTGCCGGCGTCTTCCTCGTCATCGGCGTGGCAGGTCTTGTTCTCGGTCCGATCGTCCCGATCATCGCCGCATTGGCGATCTCTATCGGCATACTCGGCATTGCAATGCTCGCTGCAGGTGTGGGTGTTCTAGCGTTCGCCACAGGACTTACCATCCTCGCTGCGGCCGGCGCTGGAGCAACCGCGGCTATTGTAGGAATCGTCAAGGGGCTAGTTGGCCTCATTCCTTTCGTGATGGAGCAAATCGGTCTCGGTTTGGTCGCTTTCGCCAAGGTGATTGCGACTTCCGGGCCTGCGATTCTTGCGGCTCTGACAACTGTCTTGAATTCGTTGCTCGACGCCATCATTCGATTGACTCCGAAGATCGTTGACACGCTCAAAGTTATGCTGTTCAAGCTGCTCGACGCAATGATCGAAGCAGTACCCAAAATGGTAGACGCTGGTATGAAAATCATCCGTGGTGTACTAAAGGGCATTGCGGATAACATCGGAAGCGTCATCGATCAGGGTACCAGGATCGTTGTAGCGTTCTTGGATGGCATTGGAAGAAACATCCCGAAGGTCGTTCGAGCCGGTGTTGACTTGGTCTTCAAGTTCATCGATTCGATCGCAAATGAAATTCGCAATAGCGGTTCGCGATTGGCTAATGCGGGAGTGAATCTCGCAGATGCATTGGTGGACGGCGTTGTTAATGGTCTGAGGACCCTCGCAGGTAGAGCAGCTCAAGCCGCTAAAGATATGGCCTCGAAGATGTTGAATGCTGCTCTCGGCGTTCTTGGCATCGCATCTCCGTCGAAAGAGTTCTATTGGATCGGCACTATGATGGTTGCCGGTGTGGTGGATAGTCTGAACGACAATTCTGACGAAGCCTCTAAAGCAACGAACGACATGGGTAATGCCATGATCGATTCAATGAGTAAATCTCTCGACGGCCTGAGTAAGGTTCTCGGGACAGATCTTATCGATTTCGATCCGACGATTACGCCGGTTCTTGATCTCTCGCAGATTAAGAAAGACGCCGGCGAGATCGGTAATCTGCTCAAGGCTCCTACTTTCGATGTCGGTACCAGTTATGACGGAGCAAAGAACGCCAAGGCTGGATACGAATCGAATCGTACGG